TTACGCTCGTGTAAAAGCTGAAGCTAAACGAAAATTCAAAGTATATCCAAGTGCTTACGCAAATGCTTGGTTAGTTAGGACCTATAAGAAACGTGGTGGTACTTACGCATGAGCCTAACAGAATGGTTTGGAAGCGGACCAAAAGGAGACTGGGTGGATATAAGCCGGAAGAAAAGGGATGGAAGCCACCCTCCATGCGGGCGGAAAAAGGCTTCTACTGCCCGATCCGGCTATCCGAAATGTGTGCCTCGTGCAAAAGCAAACCGTATGAGTTCTGCACAGAAGAAGAGTGCAGTTCGTCGGAAGCGGGCTAAAGCACAAGGAGTAGGCGGTAAGCCTACGAATGTTGCCACAGACTCTCCTAGAAATACAGCAAAGGCAGCATACGGGGGTAAGATTTACTCCTGTGGTAGCACTTCAAGACGGGCGATGTACTGATGTCTGTTCTTAGCATTGCAAAGTTTACCACAGCATCTATCACCATAACTGCAACTTCTGGAGGAGCAAGCGGTAACGTGCTGTACACTTGCCCTGATCATCACGATGGTTTAGTGAAGTTTTTGCACATAACAAATGGCTCGACAAACAATAAAAAAGTTAGCATAGAGATATACCACGCCTCTAATACTCAGTACCATAATCTCGTTAACGATTTGGCTATGGATGCAAATAGTATAGTGGACATTATTCCCGGAGGCTCTCTATTACATCTTAACGCTGGAGACAAACTTGTTTGTCACATGGAGAGTGGCGGAATTTTTGATGTGACCACATCTGTCGAAGAACATTACGAACCTCATAAGAGTAGCTAATGAATTACTTACAACTTTGCAACGCAGTTCTCAGGGAGCTTAACGAGGTAGAAATCACAAACGTGACTTCAACTCGTGGGCTGCAAACGGCTGTAGCTGACTTCATCAACAAGTCGCAGCGTGATATCATTAACTCTGAAGTCGAGTGGCCTTTTACTGTAGCTAACGATTCAGACACAACGGTTGACGGTCAACGCCTTTACACGTTCGAGACCAACGCCAAGACCCTCAAGTGGTCAACGTTCACTGTGCAAGAGTCCGCAAGTCTACCCGAACGGCGATTAGACTACATCAGCTACGACGAGTATCTGGACAAGTACCACGAGTCCGACACCAATCCAGACGGTAGCTCAGAAGGGTTGCCGGAGTTCGTGTACCACACGCCTGACGACAAGTACGGTCTGTCTCCGACTCCGGACAAGTCTACCTACACGATCCGTTACGCATACTACACTACAGTGGCTGACTTAGCTGCCAACACGGACACTCCGTCTATACCTGATCGTTTTCACGACGTAATCGTTAACAGAGCAAAATACTACGCATACCTTTTGCGTTCCGACCCACAAGCCGCTCAATTTGCACAGAGGGACTACGAACAAGGGCTACGTCGGATGAGAGTAGAACTCATCAATCGTAAAGACTACATGAGAGCAGTCTAATGCCCGATACTTCAATTATTAGTCCATACGTGGTGAAGTTAGGTGGCGGTCTTATTCTCAACAGAGATTCATTCTCCATGCCTCCCGGAGCCGCAACAGAGTTGGTTAACTTTGAGCCGGACGTTGCAGGTGGCTATCGTCGCATCAATGGCTACGCCAAATACAACTCTAACATTGTACCGCAGACGAGTGCCTCGACAGAGAAAGTTCTAGGGGTTGCAGTGTTTAACAACAAAGTTGTTGCTGCTAGAGGAGAGAAGGTATTCAACGGCGGTACAACAGGATCTTGGACAGAGATAGACTCTGGCAGAACCAATGCTGGTCGCTACGACTTTACAGTCTATAACTTTAACAACACAGAAAAGCTGGCGTATGCTGACGGTGTAAACAGAGCTTCTATTTTTGATGGTTCATCTGTTACAGACATCAACGCAACAGGCGCACCGTCTGATCCGGAATCAATCGCTGTGTTTAAGAACCACATGTTCTTTGCAGGTATGTCAGCGAACCCTCAAGAGATTGTGTTCTCTGCGCCGTTCACTGAGACAAATTTCTCTACGGCAAACGGGGCTGGGTCTATCAAAGTAGATAGTGCTGTTGTTAAGTTGGTTACTTTCAGGGACTCCCTGTTTATATTCTGCGAAGATCAGATACACCAGCTTCAGGGATCGTCTATCGCAGACTTTGTTTTGAAACCAGTTACTCGTAGGATTGGTTGCGTAGACAGGTTTAGCGTTCAGGAGCTTGGAGGTGACATCATCTATCTCGCACCTGACGGTCTCCGCACACTGGCTGGCACAGCTAAAATTGGTGACGTAGAACTCGGAACCGTATCGAAGCAGATTCAGGATAGACTGCTTCTCCGTAACATCAGCCTAGATAGAATATCGTCTGTCGTTATCCGTAACAAAAGTCAGTACCGGATATTCTTTGCAGCAGATAACGCGATTGAAGCGTCTGCCCCCGGAGTTGCCGGAGTGTTGAAACAGACAGATCAGGGCGGCATCGGCTGGGAATACTCTGATCTAAAAGGTATTAAACCATCATGTTGCGATTCAGGTTTTGTTAGTAACGTAGAGACAATCGTACACGGAGGCCATGACGGTTACGTCTATCAGCAAGAAACAGGAAACACCTTCGACAGCACGAACATTATAGCTAGATTCTCGTCTCCAGATCACAACATGGGCGATGCAGGTATCCGCAAGAATATGCAACGCATCATATGGAACTACGAGAATGAAGGAAACATCAACACTAAGTTTCGTATTCGGTATGATTTCTTTTCATCTGACAGTCCGCAACCCTCGCAGTATTCTCTCTTAACAGGAGGTTCTGCTGCTATTTACGGCAACCCCATCAGCACCTACGGAACAGCGGTGTACGGATCATCGGGAGCTCCTCTCGTTCGTCAGAGCGTTGAGGGTGGAGGATTTACCGTAGCGGTTCGTGTTGACGATAATGGAGGACTGGCCCCGTTCTCTCTAAAAGGATACCAACTAGAATTTACCCCCGGAGGAAGAAGGTAAAAAATGGCAGGATACGCAGCAAGACAATCAACCTATGTGGATGGTGACGTTATTGATGCCGCCGATAGTAATGACGAATTTGACGCAATCTTAGCGGCGTTCGGATCTACTAGCGGGCACAACCATGATGGCACAGCGGGCGAAGGTTCTCGCATCACTGTTGTTGGAACAGCAGATGACAACGTTACATTCGGGTCAGCCCTGACACCTGACGCAAACAACACCATAGATATCGGCACAAGTGGAGCACAGTTCAAAGACCTGTACATCGATGGTACAGCTTATCTGGACGCGATTGATTTCAACGGCACAGCCATCAGTTCAACCGCTGCAGAACTGAACATCGTAGACGGTGATACTGCCGCCACCTCCACAACGCTTGCAGATGCTGACCGTGTGGTCGTCAATGACAACGGCACGATGGTGCAGGTTGCTTTGACTGACTTCGAGACGTATTTTGAGTCGGCTCTGGATACGCTGTCTAACGTAACAACTGTCGGTGCACTTGACGCAGGTTCGATCACTAGCGGGTTCGGAGCGATTGACAACGGATCATCTGCCATCACCACCACAGGCACAGTTACTTATGGTAACTTGTCTGACGGAAGCATCACAATTACTGCGTTTGTTGACGAAGACGACATGAGTAGTGACAGCGCAACTCTGGTGCCAACGCAACAATCTGTCAAAGCATACGTGGACTCACAGGTTACTGCACAGGATCTTGACTTTCAGGGCGACAGCGGCGGTGCACTTAGCATTGACCTAGACAGCGAAACATTGGACATCGCTGGTGGCACAGGCATCGATACCAGTGGTTCCGGCAATACGCTGACAGTTGCTATCGACAGCACCGTTGCAACACTGGCGGGTTCTCAGACGCTGACTAACAAAACTCTCGACATTGATAGCAACACGCTGTCAAACGTTGAGGTGGATAACTTTAAGGCTTCTGCGATTGTTACAGAGTCAGAGGGCATTGGATCAAACGACAACGACACAACATTGCCAACCAGTGCTGCAGTCAAAGACTATGTTGATACGCAGATTACTGCTGAAGATCTAGACATAACCACAGATAGTGGCACAATCGCTATTGATCTAGACAGTGAGACACTGACAGTTGCAGGTGGAACAGGGATTGACTCCAGCGCAACCAGTAACACTGTTACTCTCGCCATCGACAGCACAGTCACTACTGCCTCAAGCACCCACACCTTGACCAACAAAACGTTCGATGCTAATGGCACAGGCAACAGCTTGAGCAATGTTGAGGTTGCTGACTTTGCTGCAGCTTCAATCGTTACTGAATCAGAAGGCATTGGGTCTAACGATAACGATACCACCCTGCCGACGAGTGCTGCAGTCAAAGACTATGTTGATACGCAGATTACTGCTGAAGACCTCGATATCACCACAGACAGCGGAACTATCGCTATTGATCTAGATAGTGAGACCTTGACTGTTAGTGGCGGTACGGGCATCGACTCTAGCGCAACAGGTAACGCTGTAACGATGGCTATCGACAGCACAGTTGTTACCCTAGCGGGATCTCAAACTCTAACCAACAAGACCCTAACTGCTCCGGTAATTAGCACAATCAGCAACACCGGAACTCTCACATTGCCCACCGCTACTGGAACTATTGCAACCACCGATGATGCAACAGCTTTGGCTATCGCTCTGGGTTGACAAACAGATAAAAAAAATATATAATATAGAAGCTAATAGGAGTAATCATGGCTAACACGTTTAAAGTGAAAACCAACGCTTCAATGCCATCATCTTCTGGTACACCTGACACTTTGTATACCGTACCAAGTGCTACGACTTCAGTGGTTCTGGGCTTGATTGTTGCCAATCGTGGTGCATCACAGGTCACTATCGACGTTAAACTTGAGTCAGATACTTCTGACACGGAAACAAATGAGACAGTATTCTTGATCAACGATGCGCCAATCCCGGCGGGATCGTCTCTTGAGCTCCTGTCTGGTAACAAGGTTGTATTGCAGACTACAGATGTTGTCAAGATCGACTGCAGTTCGAGCGCGGGTGTGGATGCAACGTTGAGCATTATGGAGATTACCTGATGTCGTATATTGGTAAAAAGCCTGTAGACTTTAATGACGTTACGGAAGCGCAGACGTTTGAGGTAACGGGCGACCTAACCGTTGACACCAACACCCTTCATGTTGACAGCACGAATAATCGGGTTGGGGTGGGGACAGACTCACCTGACACCATTGCGGAAATTCGTGGTGCAAATCCTATTGTTACTATTAGAGACACAGAAACATCGTCTGCTTCCGCAGAAGCAACATTGCGACTGGCTGAGACAGGTGCAAGCGATAGTCTGGGGTCTTACTGGGATATCAAATCAAGCGGCGGTAAACTTGAGTTTATAGACAACTGGGATGAAGGTGGCGGCACTGGCACCAGAGTTACCCTTGACGATTCGGGCAAAGTTGGGATTGGCACCACTACACCAGAAAACCCCATTGAAATAGAAACCGCAAACACTTTGGGTTCGACGTTTACAGGTACTACACACGGCGAAGGTTTACGAGTGACCCAATCTAGTTATTCGTCTGGTAATTTTGTTAGTCTTGTAGAGGCTCCTTATCAACCTAACGGCGTTCCAAATGTTCGCATAGCTGCTATGTTTGACGGTAGCGGGTCAAAGCTGTCTTTCGGAACATCAAACAGCTATGGCTCTGGTATTACAAACGAAGCTATGCGTATCGACAGTGATGGTAATTTGCTGGTGAAAAAGACTGTTGCTGGTAGCACTAATATTGGCTTTGAAGCAAAGGCAACTGGTTTTATTGCCGCTACTAGAGATGGCGCAACACCTGTAATTTTCAATCGTAAAACATCATTTGGCGGTATTGTTACAATCCGCAAAGACGACACAACTGTGGGGTCGCTTGGTGCTGTAAGTTCGGGTTTTTATATTGACGGTGAAGCCAATCACTCTGGTATCCGATTTGCACAAAGTACTTGGATTCCCAGAAAAGATGGGGCAGACATTGACGATGTAATTGATTTGGGTA